TTCAAGCACTTCTTTAAAACTATCAATGCCAGTTTTTGTGTATCCACGCATTGAACCTTCATAAGTTTCTTTTCCATTTTTATTTGTTCGTGTTAATAAACAACAAGGTCTTTGATATTTTGCCATAAATTTATTTGCAATCAAACCACGAATTTCAGGATCAATTTGACCAGGCTCTAATAAGAATAAAAGAATTTTATGGTCAAGCATATGATTAGTTTCAATCATTTTTTCTAACATAGACAAACCTGCATCTTCCGCCCTTGTCTGTCTATTTTTAACATTCGTAACTGTTCTAATTGCTTGTAAAATTAATTTTTCTTTCTATCCTAATTTATGTCCACGTTTGTTTGAAATAACTTCTTGAAATGCTTGATGATTTAACATAGCATTAAATAATAAATTTTTCTATTCTATTGTCCCACTTCTAGTAACTGCATTAACAAAAGGAACAATAAAAAAGGCAGCTCCTATTGAAGTGCATGCCATCTAAGAATTAGATGATACATAATCTGCTTTTGATAATGGAAAAGAGTTTTTATCAAGCATATAATCAATAAAAGGATTTTTTATATTCTATTTTTTAAACCCTTTTGTAATAAGATAACGAGTTTCAAATGAACGTAAACTCATCATATCACCGCAATTTCCAAGTGCTACTAAATCAAGAAAATCATTTGCATAATTTAAATTTAACACACTATCTATATATCGACAAAATTGCCAAGTTACTCCAACTCCAGATAGCTCTTTATTAGGATAATTAGATAATTGATTATTAATGATTACAGCATAATCACTAATTTTTGGAGCCAGGTGGTGATCTAATACCAACACTCCGATTTTATTATAATATAATTCATTATGATATCTATAGTCATTACTGCTTGAATCTGGACATATTACTAAAGAATACTGTTTATTAGTTATTAAATTTCCTTCAATGATATCTTCATAACAGTCTGATAACCCGTGCTGTTTGCTATCATGCATAATCCAATCTAAATTATTAATTACCCATGTTGGGAATAATTTATATAAATAATTAATTAATAGCGCGGCAGATGTATATCCATCACAATCACAATCAACAATAATTACTGCATTAGCATCTGCTTTAATAGTATTTAAAATTAATGCTAATCCTTGTTTTAAATTTGTCTATCCTAATAATAGGGACGAATTGATGTCTTCATCAGATAAATTTACATAATGTAGAATTTCATTCTCTGCAATCCCTCTATTATATAAAATTTGCTGAATTGCTGAAAAATTTTTATTTGGTGTATTTATTAATTCATATTTCATTTAATTACTTCCTTTTTATTTTAATATCTATATTTATTATAATAAAAAAAGAAAGAATTGTCAAGTCAATTCTTTCTTATTCTATAGTTATTCTATTTTTAAACAATTGAATAAATTTATCTTTACCTTCATCTATTGGACTTGATTTATATTCTAATAAATTATTTTTATCAAACATATATGAAACATTTACATAATTACCATATTTATTATATAAGGTTTTTAATTTAATAACCCACTTTTGCCATTCATTATCACCAATTTCTTGAAACTGTTTATCAAAAGCTATAATAATTTCTTTTACCCCAAGAGATAAGAGTAATTTAACTTGATAATTAATTAAATTACTGCCACAACACGCTACACTAATATCAGATTCTTCTCCAAAATAAGACGCGTATAATAACGTTGATTTCTCACCCTCAAATACTATTGCTTTTTTAAATTGAGAAATCGCTTTTTTGCTATTATTAAGGTTATAGAGCGAAAAGCCTAATGGATGATTATACATTTTACCATTAATTATAGCAGGACGATATTTACCATATATTTCATTCTCTTTAATTAAAGTTCTTTCTCTAATACCTATAAGATTTCCATTTATATCATAATGAGGAATAACAATTCCTTCATTGATTGGGTCATAGCAAATACCTCTTGATTTCATAACATCAAAAGAAATATTTTCTTTTTCCCAAGGGATAATGTGCGGATGAGGTAAATATTTTAATACTTTATTATCATAAGTTTTTAATTCTACAATTTGTGGTTGATTTTTTTCTTTATTCCTTTTAAAGTTATTAATAATTTGCCAATCTTCACTTGCTTCTTGATTATCTTCAAAATTAAATGTTTCTGCTGTATATCCAAAATATCGAGCTACAAATGCAATAGCACGAGGTAAAGAAAAATTTTGAATACCCGCAGTCTTATTAACTCTTAATACTAAGTCATATATATCAAATGAAGCATCGCCGCATCCTGTGTAACAATGAAATAATCGAGTGTTTTCATAGTAATATAATTTATGACTATCACCACCATGACAAATTGTGCGGGCGGTAAATAATCCATTTCCCATAATTGGTTCACCGCCTAATTCACTAACAAGGTCAAATACTTCTTCTATTGTTAAATTTTCTTTAAGTGTATCTTTATCATACTTAAAATTCATAATTTATAAATTTTTTTATATTCTTCAATATAAGCCTGTAAACAACCATCTTTTGGAAGTATTACAACAGTTTTATTAACTGAAGATTTTGTTATAATATCTCCAATCCATTGATCCCAATTCATTCCAATTAAACTAGTGAAATTAATATCATTTCCTCTTTTAATATATCTATCTTTATAAATAGAAAGATCAGAAAAAGGAGGGACTATAACAGTATATTTTACTTCCATTTGTTCAAATTGTTCTAATAACTGAGGATGAGTAGATACCATAACATTATATCCATTATCACTCATATGTTTTGCTACTTTTGCATAACGAATCCAATCTTTCTCAAATGGAGTGCTTTCTAAATCTACCCAATTAGAAAATTTTGCTAAGGTAGATTTTCCAACCCCGGGAAAACCACAAATAATCATTTTTTCTCCTTTATTATATTTATATATAATTACCATTTACAATATAGATTAATAATATTAAGTTTTTCTGCTAAGCTAAATAAAGCATTAGCGTCTAATTCAAAGTATGTATTGGAACTATTTGCCATTTTAATTGTATTTTCCATATTAGTAAACATTATTTTTAATAATGTATATTCTTCTTCTGTAAAATCTTCTTTTGTCATTTTTTCCTCTCAAAATGCGCTTGCTTCTATTTTAGGTGTGACTTTAATTTTTAAATCTTCAATATCTATTAATTCATAATTATAATTAGTTACAAATATGGGATCAATACGACATATTCCTCTATTAGATTTACACCAAAGAAGAATATCTTTATATCTTCCTCGTCTATTTTTATAAACAGAAATCTTTATATCAGGCATTTCAATACCCATAGAATTAACAATATTTTTTAATGATTCTCTGTCATCTTGGCTGACTTGAAGCATAATCATACCACAGTCAATTTTATCTGCAATAGCTTTTGCCATATACTCCAATATTTCTATTGGTACTGACTATATTTTAACAACATATGTTGCTATATCTCTTTCGATTTTTCAGATGCTTCGTTTCCTAAAACATCGCTACGTGCTAATAGTAGCTCTACTCCCCAGCATTTCAACCTAAGGGATAGTCGATAGCCCGCTCTAATTACTTTCCATCATAAAAAGATGGATTATTAATCATTTTCCATAAAGTGCCATAACCCACATAACACTCAGGAGTTTTACTAAATTTGTTTAATGACAAGCCACTTTCTTTATATAATTCAGTTATCAAATCTCGATCTTGTTTAGAATATGCTCCTTTATGAGGATTATTTTTGAAAACTTCTGCTTTAATATGTTTCCAAGTTTTTCCATGCCACATTCTTAAAAATCCACTATAACTTATTTTATTTAAAAAATATTGATTATAAATGTCTCGACTTCTTAATCCTTTTTGATAGCATTCTCTACAAAAAATAACATCATTTTCTGATAATAGAGCCATTCCATGCTCTTCTCCTTTGTGGATTGTATTATATCCAGGTAAATCTCCACCAGGAGTTTCATTATAATGCTATCTATTATTATAAGTATTGAATTTATTGATCCAAAAAATTTCTCTTTGTTTCATAGTTTCAATATCTTTTAAATTATCTTCTAAAATTTTAAAGTCAAAATTATCAATTCCATATTTTCTAATTGCACGATGAATTGCTAAGTTATAATCTTTGTTATTTATATTAAAAGATGCTGAAAGATGATCATTATAACGTCTTTTTGGATCTTTCGCAAATCCAATATACATATGTCCATTGATTTTATTTATATATTGATATATACAATTCAAATTTTTACCTCCTTTCTTTTTATTTTATTGGGTTAAGTAATTAGAATGAGACGGGATTACCTTCAGCTTAACCTGGTCAGGTTTCCCCGTTAGCCGCTTTATTCGCGACCCCTCTTAGCAAAAGAGGATAAGATATATTAAGGCACAAATAATTATTCTACCTCTTAATAGATTCTGGTCATATTGTTGAGCCG